ATGATAAACAGATCCTGATTAATCATAATAACTATGACTTGCAGAAATGTACAGTACAGTATATCAGAGCTTGTGTTGACCATTATATCTGGAAATATCGGCAACTTGCAACACAACCATTGATGAGTACTGTGATTAAGTTTCAACATACTCCTCAATCTGGTGGATACCATACGTGGCACTACGAAGCAATGGGTTTATCTTATGCTCACCGTGTATTGACTTGGATGATATATCTAAATGAGGATTTTGAGGGAGGAGAGACAGAGTTTCTTGATCAGACAAGAAGAGTTAAACCTACTACTGGTACAATGCTAATCTGGCCAGCAGGTTTCACGCACACACATAAAGGAAACCTAGTTTTATCAGGTGATAAATACATATTGACAGGATGGTATCTATTAAATGGCTCGTAATTTTGCGGAAGCTGATTTTATCCTCTGGGTTCCCAGAAAAATTATCGGTGGTAGAAATCCAGACGGTACTCAACAGGGATTTGAGATCTCTGATAGTGATTGGACTAATACTGTCCTACCTGCTATCAATGGAGCATTTCACGTAGCTGGTGTGGATGAATTAACAACCATACACTATTGGAAAGCAGATAATCCTGTTGGTGAACCCGTTTGGTACCTTGCAGAGAATCAGGATCTACGTGGTGAGACAGCACTTACTACAAATGATTCATCCAAGGTTGATGAAGCAACGGTTTTATATGAAACTTTATCACCTCTTCGTACACAGTACAAAGAGACGTACGATGCTGAACAACAAGCAGCGTTGGATAAAGCAAACCGTGAAAAGTATTTTGTTGACAATCAAATTCCAGAGAACTTGGGTTCATTGCGTGCAATGAGAACACAACTTCTTAAAGATACTGATTGGGTGATGTTAGAGGATGTATGGGAAACTGCTTCTGGTATGGCACTAGCTAGTGTCCCTGCTGCTGCTAAAGTGAAAGCTAACTGGAAAACCTATAGACAAAGACTTAGAGATCTAGTCGAACAACAGGCAGATCCATATGAGTATGCTAACTTTACTGGTTGGCCAGTCAACCCCGCACACCCTGATTTCGTTCCTTAACTATGTTTTTTCGTTATGAACTTCTGAATGATGTTAATCTTAAACACGTACAAGACTTCTACGACTTCTCCAATTTCAATGATGGTGCACGCACTGGATCTGATGATAAGAGAATTAAGAATAACATTGAAATGCAAGTTGAAACAGCAAATGCTGCTTGGAAGATAATTTGGGATAATTATCAAAAACACGAAATACCTATGTGGCGAATGTTCGTCTGTAACAGCACCACAGCTTTGTTTATTAGGTATACAGAAGGAATGCACTATGGATGGCACTGTGACTCACCATTTATGGCAGGAGGAGTGCGATCTGATTTTAGTACTACAGTATTTTTGAATGATCCTTCAGAATATGAAGGAGGTGAACTTGTATTACAGTATGGTACAGAGACTGTTGAAGTTAAATTACCTGCTGGATGGGCGTTTAGTTATCCTACTGGGACTAAACATATGGTGAGAGAAGTAACATCTGGAGTAAGGGATGTTGCAGTCTTTTGGAGTAAGTCAATGTTCAAATGTCAAGAAGACAGACGAATTGCGACGTATAATTATGAAATAAAACAGGAACTAACCAAACTTTACCCGAATGCAGAGGATCCTGATGATGATCATTATGGTATAACAAGAGGTCTCGACGAACAGTTAAATTCATTGATGCGTTCAAAAGCTTACTAAATAACCCTTAGGGAAAGTACCGTACCATTTTGGAATAATGCAAATAGAGGAAGGCAGAATTATTGTCCAAGTCTCGAAAGAGATAGAGGTCGCTACTGTCATTGAACGTGCAAAGCAACGTTTCACATCACTAGCTAACACACACGACCTGACAAGGTTCAAAACACTATTCCTAGATTTTCCATCAAGGGATCAAAATTTCATCACTATTTTAAAAAGTGACGAATTTCCAGAGGTTATTGGGGCACATTGGGATGCCAAATTAACTATCAAGAAACAAGATTTACAAAACGAAGTCGGAGTAAAGCACGCTGATGCTTTCGAGATGGCAGAAGAGACATATGATATATCAAATCCCCCAGCTGTTAGCCCTAACGATCCCTCACGTGAAGAAGTCGCTACATATTCCTCTACTTCTGGTGACACTGCTTCAGCATTAACTCAACAGATCAAACCATTTTCATATGGTAGTGTCAGACCTTGGAACGGTAGTACTTCTACATTAACATATACAGGTATAGTCAACGTTGGTTCATATGGTCCTAAGTTAGCACTATTATCTGGTGGTACGATATATGAGTCTATAGCATTAGATTATATGCTCCCTAACTTTACTGTTGTCTTCAGTTTAGCAGATGCCAGTAATGCAGGATATAAGTGGTGCTTCTCTACCACACCAGACGGTACAAATAATGGTGGTACAGAGTATACAACAGGTGTAACAAGAGTAGGTACTCCAGGAACTGCTGGTGCTTCTGTAAGTATTGCACTTTCAGCAACCACACCATTAGAATTGTATGTGTATGAGGATACCACACCTACTATGGGTATGTCTGGATCTTACATACCTTCAACAACATATTCATTTAAACTAACTATCTTTAACAAGTGGCATCTACAAAGGATATCACAATCTACAGATGATCTAGGTTATGGTCTCTATTCACTGACTGAAGATGGAGAAAATTCAGATATTTACATCCTTGATACTGGTGTTCGTGGTGCATCCCGTCCAGCTGATACTGCTGGTGCTAATCTACACCCAGAATTATATCACCCAGATTACGTAAGTGATTTTAACGGTGTTGATGAGCAAGCAAACTATCGTGTATATGAGGTACCAGGATATAACTCAGGTATCACATTAAATGGTGAAGCAAATAGTAATGAGGATGACGATGGCCACGGTACTCAGTGTGCTATCTGTGCTGCTGGTAGAACCTTTGGTGTATCTAAGAAGTCACGTATCTTCGCAATGAAGGTATTTAATGAGACTGGTACTGAGTATACCACGTTTGCATCAAGATACATCAATTGTATGCTATCTATTGCTAACCATAACGATTCTACTCACGCAAACTGGAAAGGTAATACCCGTCCAGCAATTGTTAATGCTTCATTAGGTGCTATTATACCTAACAGATACTGGCCATATGTTTATAAGAATGAGCCTGGATTTGATTCTGGTGCTGGTGAGAGTGATACACTCTTCGATGATTATGAGAACTATCTTGTAGAATCTGGTGTTATCTTTGTAAGATCTGCTGGTAATGGATTTACTGATGGCACTTGGGCTGGTACTTATGGTGGATACCAAGGTAAGTACTTAGTAGGTGTTAGGACTGCTGGTCCTAAGGACAACCTACACAATATGGAAATACCTGATGCTAGTGACAAAGGTAAGATTACTGTAGGTGCTACTGCACATAATAATGCTTTCTCTGCATTCTCTAACTACGGTACGATTACTACTAGTGCTCCTGGTGAATCAATTTATTGCCCTAGATGGTATTGGAACAGTGCTACACCATATAACCAGATAAGTTCTTCTTACTATACAAACATTGATGGTACTTCATTCTCTGGTCCTATAACTGCTGGTGTACTAGCACAGTGGGCTACAAAGATGACATACCAACAGGGTGCTACCTATGAAGGTAAACCTCTGCCACAGTTAGCAAAAGAATGGTTACGTAGACCATTAGACTGGGATTATAGTCGTACATATAATGGTGCGTCTGCTTCACCTGTTAGTTATGAATTTGGTGGTGGTAGTGTACAGACATATCCATCCAATACTATTGATGAAATTGTATTCGATGGATTGAATACCACAGTTTCAACTGGTGCAGCTAGTAACGTTATTACATTCAATCTAGGATCAGAGTTTGGTAGATTTAACCCTGTTCTTGGTAATCAAATACAGTTACGTACACCTATTGGTATTATAGCACAAGATATAATCAGTGATGTATGGGTAACATCTGTAGCGTCACCTACTGCTGCATATCACAAAGAAGGTGGACTATTTAACGTTGTTAGTGACAATCATCCAGCTCCAGGTCTTTACGGTGTATTCCCTAAATCTGGAACATCTGGATATGTTTCTAACCTTACATTAAGTCAGCAAGGTTCTGGATACACTATAGCACCTGTTGTTTCATTCTCAGGTGGTGGTGGAGTGGACGCTACTGCGACAGCTCAAATCACACTAACTGGTGGTGGTGTTACAGGTATTAACGTAGATCAGGCTGGTAGTGGATACACAGAGGCACCAACAGTCGAAATTACTGGTGATGGTAATGGTGCAACTGCAACTGCAAACA